ATTTTTTCTATCATGACCCATTTCACCACTCATCCAATGTCCTACAAATAAGTAATTGAAATTTTCTTTTACATTATCTAAATTAATTAAACTTTTTTGTTTTAAGGGTTTATATATGTCTAAATTAACACCTTCAAATATAACATGCATTGGTTTTTGAAGCTGGACTGTACCGACTGTTTGACCTGTTTGATTGTTTTTTCTTTCATATCTCATGCTCTCAAAAACTTTTTTAGAATGTTTTGAAGAAACCCAATTCATATCCATTCTATTTAACCCCTCAACCCATTCTGCTTTACAAGCCGTAGACTCAATCCCTGCTGTACACCCTATATTATACTTTCCTACAGGTTGAAATTCATTTGGAATAGTTATCTGCATCCAAATATCAGGTTTTGTTTTATTCCATTCTGAGGTTGCTAAATGTTTTATTAAGAATTCCCATTCCGGGTTTTCTTTACAAAAACCCCATGCCGTTGATCCCCACCTTTGTGGTAAAAGTTGGACTTCATATTTATCTAATTCAATTATGGCTTTAATTATATCTCGGGATCGACTTCCATACCCACTATAAGTGTCGAATGGGGATGATATTACAAATCTTGGTTTACTCATTAGTATTCTATTTTATGATTTAAAAATTTACCTTTGTATTCATTTGCATTGACAACCTCGTATGTGTCTCGTGGTTTCCAATTACTAAATAAACCATTAAAGGCTTCTATAACTCTATCAGCTTGGTGTTTAATTGTAAAACCAGCTTCTTCGGACATAGCCCATTCTCTACCTTTTAAACCTAAAGCCTGTCTTTCTTCTTTAGATAAATTATAGACTTTTTTAATTTGGTCACAAGCATCTTCCCATTTACATCTATCATCAAATATATAAGGTGTCATAGGTGATCCTTGAATTGATCTACTAGATGGGTATACTGGGAAAGCCCATTCTCCATGTTTATCAAATGTTTTTTTATGATTAGAGGGAATATCAGCATCTGGTGTATACCATTCTCCTTTATTGTCTTCGAATCTCATTTGGTCTTGCATACCTCCTGTTACATTAGCAATAACAGGTGTACCTGAAAGTAGTGCTTCTGTTATAGATAATCCCCAACCTTCATTTGATGTAAGTAATATTTGTGCATCTGCTATATTATATAAATAATTAAGTTGAGGTTGAGTTAATTTTGATGATGAAAATATAACATTTTCTTTATAGTTTTCATTAAATAAATATTCTTTTACAGCTTTTAAATCTGTACCCGCTTCTGTAATTAATTCTGTGTGTAATATTATAAAACAATTTTTAGCTTTTTCTTTTGGGAGAGAATCTAAAAAGGATCTAAATGCTAATAAAGTATCAGGAATTTGTTTTCTTCTAATATTTCTAGAATTGAAAAAGAGAACAAACTCTGGAGTTCTATTTTGGAAAATTAACTTTTTAAAATTTTTAAATTCTGGATCCTTAGGGTTTATTGGGAAAAATATATCTGGGTTTAATCCATGTGGGATATATTTAAATATTTTATTTTTACCTTTATCTCCTAATACTAGCTTATTAATATTAACTGTTTGTTTAGAAATACCCATTAATAAATCACAAGCTTCATAGTAAGGTTGATTGTACATAGGAGCAGGATAATCATCCCAAATATTCAAGTAAGTAATAGGTATTTTTCTACGGATTTCGTTCTCCATATTAAATAACCAAATAAAGTACCTAGGATCAGTAAATAACATTATAGCATCTGGTTTTTCTATATCTATTATTTGCCTTACTGATTCTGGGGTTCCATATCCATTTTGTGGGTATAATATTACTGAGGAGTCTTTTATTTCTAACTGCTCATCAACACTCTTAGATAATTCTATTCTTTTACCCTTATCAGGATGTTTAATGGCTCCTGCCATTTGAACCCAATTGAAATGGTGTGAAGTATGAAGTACTATCTCTTTTGCTACTGTGGCAACTCCAGAATGTACTCTAATATCATCACAAATTAATAATATTTTTTTCCTTTGTTCTTTAGGTAAATATTCAAACTTTTTATTCATCATCTTTTATTTCAAGATTAATTTGATTAGTAATTTGTTTACGAAAGTCTTCATTTGTAAGATATAGATAGATAGCTCTATCAGCAAGTTTTTGGAATGAAAACTTACGTTTTACACATTCAATTTTAAAATTCTCGAATAAGTCACTTTTGATTTTTACACTGGTAAGTGTCATGTCTTTATTAGCCATAGTCTTTATTTATTAAAACATTATTTTATTATATATACGTATGTGTGAATCTATGAAAAATGTTCACCAGCACCACACAATTCTTTATCTTTATTATAAGGGCAAAAGTTACAATTCCACTTAGAAGGGGATTTAGGGTAATTTGCTTCTTTTATTTTACCACTTGAATTAAAACATTCATTAATAAAATCATTAATAGCCGTTTTAGCTCTGCCTAATTTAATTTTCCCACTAGGTGGAACAAACTGTTGTACTCTATAAGCTTGGTATGGAGACATAAGTTTTTCATCATCTGGGTCTAATACTTTTCTTTTAAGAATAAAAAACTCAATTTCAATTTTATCTAAAGGTATACCATACTGTTCTGAAAAGTATTGTTTGTAAAGTAAGAGTTGAAATTGTTTGTTTTCATCCTTTTTAGCGTAATCATTCCACCCGCTAGTACTTGTTTTTATGTCGATTATTTTGAATGTCTCTGTTGCTTCATGGTATGTGACAACATCAAGATACCCCATGTATAATACGTTATTTAACATTTTATTTGGTGCTATTACAATAGGTATTTCACAACCAACTAAATAGGTACCTTTTTTGCTAAAATATCTACTACGTTTTTTCTTAAACCATTCTAAGATAGCAACTCCATCCTCAAAAAATTCTCTCATTTCAACCGCATCCGAGAAATGTTCTGAGTTGTTTGATTTATATTGTTTTTGGTATTCACCTATATAAACCTCTTGGAAATATTCCTGTATATCTATTTCTCTATCAGCCGCTGCAAATGATTTTTCATATGCTACATCTAAATAATGTTGCATGGATTCATGAATTGCAGTCCCAAATACAGTATGGATAGAAGATGTAAATCGTTTGATTTTATCTTTATACTGTAATTTCCAACGGTGAGGACATCCCCTGAATATAGACATCTGAGAATATGATATATTCTTTTGATATGCATAATTAACAGGTGAAGGTGGATTATTCCTTATTTCCTTTATTATTTTAGGTAGTTTTTTTGCCAAACTATTTTTTCCATTTATTTCGACCTACTAAAAGACCGATTATCCCATAATTGGCAATATCAATAAAGGTATCTTGCATACCTTCACCTTCAACAAAGGATCTACCATTAATTAATAAGTTTTTTAAACGTGATATCTTATCCGTTAATCTAATACATAACCCAGTTAGTGAAAACTGTTTATCATCGCTATTATTAACGATATCTCCACCTAAAGTAATATTATTTAAACCATAATCCATGTGCTTACGAGCAAACATTTCATACATTTCTTTTTGGATTGTTTTAAACTCTTTAGATAATTCTGGGTATTCATGTTCGAATATTTCTACGGGGGTGGAATTTAAATTGGGAGCTGTTTTTCCACTTTTAGCATCACTAATTTCTCTACTACTCATAACTTTTTCTAATTCAAGGGCATTAGCACTAAAATGCCCTCCTTGGTTAATTTTATTTTCTAAACTTTCTAGGTATTTTTTGATTGTATCACCCATTAATTTGTTGTTCTAGTGAAAAATACTTATCTATTGCTGCTAACCTATCATCGGCATCAACTAACATGGCAAGTGCTTCTTCAGCGTTTTTATAAAAGTCTCCTGTTGTATGGTCACCAATCCCGACTGCTCTATCACCTAATAATTCAAGTGATAATAGTGCTTTTGCTTTATCTGCTTGTGCAGATGTACGTAACATTTCTATTAATTTGTTCATTTTAAAATTTTAGTTATTTCTTTTTTTTCTAATCCTCTGTTGGTTAATATACGACGAATCTCTGGGGTAGCCAATATATTTATATATTCTTTTGATTCCTTAAGGGAACATTGGAAGTGTTCTTTAATATGGACTGTCAAATCTTTATTAGGTTGTTTTACTTTAGATTTAACATATTTACTCCATTTATTATTTTTAGGAATAAATTCCCTATATATATTGTAAATCATTCTTTTTTC